CGATCACGCACGTCACCGTTGCGCTGAGCGAGAAGTACATGCTGGAGGCCGGCGGCGGCGGCTCCAAAACCCTGACCAAAGCAGACGCCGTCCAGCAGAATGCCTACGTTCGCCTTCGCCCGATCGCCAACCGAACGGACTTGGTTGCGCGTTGTCACCCACTCTACGGATGGAGCGACTGACCATGACGGAAGTTCAAGGCGACAGCGATGTCAAGCATGCCCTCAAGTCCAGGACCGTCTGGGCCGGGATCATCATGGCGGTCGTCCCGCTCATCCCGCCGCTCCAGGCGCTGGTCATCGCCAATCCCGAGCTTACTGGTGTTCTGGCTGGCTTGGTTGTCGCTGGCCTACGGCTTGTCACTGACAGCAAAGTCACGCTCAAGAGGTAACCATGCTGACGCTGTCCTACGGGTTCAAAAAACCCCAGACGGGCGACAAGGGCTCGGCGTTCTTTCCGGCGCTGGAAGACAACATCCAGCAGCTCAACGACCATACACACGATGGCAGTGACTCGCCGCGTCTGGACACCTCATCGGTTGAGGCTCTGACGAGCAGCGTGCCGGCGGGAAGTTGGGTCGCCCAGGGCGACGGCGTCTACCGCCAGCTCGTCACCATGCCCGGCGGGATCACCTACGGGGAAGTGATGATCGGCTTTCTTGAGTCCCCGGCGGGGCATATCGCCATGCTCGGTGTCGAGAAGGTCAGCGCCAGCACGTTCTACGTCTACTGCACCGACAACGCCAAATCCTTCACGGCGGTTTACAGCTCGTAATGGACAGCCAGCCCCTAGAATTCGACAACTTTGCCGGCGGCTTCACCGACTACTACCTCGGTGGGCCGCTGGTCAAGTGCCGTCGGGCTGACAACCTGCTGATCCTGAAGTACGGGGAGCTGGGCAAGCTCATCACGCGCCCCGGCTCGACGCTCTACGACGTTGACGATCCGCAGCTCCCGAGCGGCGTGCAGCGGATCGGCACGCTCAAGTTTTTTGACGACACGCTACTTGCGCATTCCGCGCGCTCCATCTACATCCAGGACCCGACTTGGACCGAGGTTGTTGGTCCCACGAGCAACAAGTTGTTTCCCTCGGGCGTGGACACGACCCATGTCGTTTCCCTCGCTACGTGGAATCATCACTTGTTCGTGGCCAACGAGGCTTACACCAAGCCGGCCAAGCTTTACTTCGACGGTTCTGATGTCCTGCAGCTCCGCACCGCGGGGATGCCGGCGCTGGCTTCATCGCCCTCGGCGACGGGCTCGCCGGCAGGGACGCGCGCTTACCTCTACCGTTTTGCCTACGAGTACACCTACGTCGTCGGAACGGTGACGTTCGTCGACATCGGCCCCACGACCGAAATCTCGATCGTGAATGGCAACGCTACGACGAACATCACGTCGATCCCCGTGCTCGCCAACGGCGCGACCGACAACTACGAGACGACGGTCGTCAAGGTCGGGATCTACCGGACGACGGACGGCGGAGCGACCTTCTACAAGGTGGCGACCGTCACCAACGGGACGACCTCCTACGCCGACACGATGTCTGACGCCACGCTCCAGACGCAGGAGCTGCTCTACACGGAAGGCGGCGTCGTCGACAATGATCCGCCGCCGCGTGCGCGGCTCATCCACGTCGTCGAAGACACGGGCTACTACGCCGACATCAAGGAAGGGACCGAGATTCGTCGGAACCGCCTCAGGCAGTCGATCTCAGGCGACATCGACTCGGCGCCTGAGTCCTTTTTCGTGGACGTGGACGAGGACATTGAGGGCCTGTCGAGCGCGCGCGGGACGGTTGTCCTTTTATGCAGCGATTCTGCATACAGGGTAGACGGCCGGTTTGACGAGCTGGGGCGCGGCGGCATGGTGGCGCAGCGGATCAGCGACACGTGCTCGTGCGTCTCCAGCCAGTCGGTCGTCCAGACGCTTGACGGCGTGTTCTGGTGCGGCAAGGACGCGGTCTACTTCACCGACGGCTTCAACGTCATCAAGCTCAACGAAGACTGGGACCAGACCTATGCTGACTTTGTGTCCTCGGACACCGCCAAGAAACGGATCTACGGCAAGTACGACCCTCGGCACCGCCGCATCTGGTGGAGCGTACAGGAAGGAAGCGAGTGCGACCGATCCATCGTGCTCGATCTCAACTGGGGCATTCGGGAGCGCGCGTCCTTTACGACGGCTTCCGGTGATGACAATTGGGCCCCGACCGCCATCGAGTTCCTTGACGGTAGCCTGATCCGCGGCGACCGGCGCGGCTACATCTTCCAGCACTCCGACAGCGTCTACACGGACCCCAACATCGACACGAGCGTCACGGTCGACGAGTGGTATCACGTCCCCGTGATCTACGACTACGAGTCGTGCGCGTTGAACTTCGGGACCAACAAGCTTCGCAAGTGGGTCACCTGGATCAACCTCCAGGCGCGCAACGAGACGAACCTGTCGCTGCAGATTTACTCGATCAACGACGACGGGCGGAAGATCGCCGCGCTGTCGCCGATCCGGTTCCGGGGCGACATCCTCTGGGGCGACACGTCGCAGCTCTGGGGCGACGAAAACCTGATCTGGAACTACACGGGCATGATCGAAGAGCAGAGGCGCTTCCCCGCGAAGGGCCTTCGCTGTTCGTACAAGCAAGTGCGTTTCACCAACGCCTACGCCTTTGTCGTGACTTCCGACGAGGTGGGCACGGTAACGGTCGACGCGACCCTCAAGACGGCCCAGCTCACGAGCCTGGAAGACTGGGTGACGGGCATGGAGGGCTACTACATCGCCTTCGAGGGGAACTACGACACGGAGTTCAAGATCACCGCCATCTCGGGCGACACGATAACCTTCGAGGACATCGGCGGCGATGCCGTCGACCTGACGGGCGCGCAGTTCGTCATCAAGGGCTTCCCCAAGAACGAGGCGCTCAACCTGATCAGCTACACGCTCTTCTACAACTACATTGGCCAGACGCAGGACAAGTTCCAAAAGTCGGAAGCCGGGGGGCTGGCTGAATGACGGTCAAGCTGCTCCAAAAAGAAATAAAAGATCCCACGGCGCAGGAAAACTTTCGGCGCCTTGAGAATCATTTACGCGAGCAGCCGCTGCTCAAGGGCGAGTTCCAGTTCCTGACGGGGACCCTCTCGGCCAAGACCTACCCGGCGACCGTCGGGTTCGTCCACTCGCTCGGGTTCGTCCCCAAGGACGTGCTCCAGACGAGCGTCATCGGCCCCGGCACACTCACCTGGGAGTACGCGGATTTTACGCGCACCCAGCTTTTTGCGACAATCAGTGACAGGGTCACATTCAGAGGATTCTTCGGGAGCTACGCGGAGGGCCGTACCCTATGAAGTATTGGACCTACGCGGAGATTAAGGCCAAGGTCGAGCGCGACCTCGATCTCGAAGACGAGTCCTTCATCACTGATGAAGAGCTGATGGGCTATGCGAACGAGGCCGTGGACGAGGCGGAAGCCGAGATCCAGACGCTCTACGAGGACTACTTCCTGTCGCGTGCGCCGCTGACGCTCGTGCAGGGCACGGAGTCCTACGACCTGCCGGACGACATCTATGCCCACAAGATCCGCAAAATGGTCTACCGCAACGGCGACCGTGTGCGCGTCTTCGAGCGGATCAAGGACTGGCGGAAGTTCGAGAAGTACGCCTGGGACCTAACCGATGCGACGGACCCGGACGGCTACTACTACTGGTTCCTCGACAACACCACGCCGACTGCGCCCAAGATCATCCTGGCGCCGACGCCGAAGGAATCTGGCGCTTTCGTGACGATCTGGCATCTGCGCAACGCCACACGCTTTGAGGCCGACACGGACTCGTGCGACATCCCGGAGTTCGTGACCTTCGTGATGCAGTTCATGAAGGTGCGCTGCTACGAGAAGGAAGGGCATCCGAACCTGCCGCTTGCGGTCGCGGCGCTGGAAAACCAACGGCGACTGATGCGCGAGACGCTCACGGCGATGACGCCCGACAACGAGAACGAAATCGAGCCTGATCTCAGCCACTACGAAGATCAGACCTGAGGTAGCCCATGGCCTGGAATCCCGCAAAAACTGTGAGCAACGTCGCCTCGGGCGACGAGGACTACGGCCGCTGGGCCGCGACTGCCGGCGGCGGTGGCATCGGGAACGTGCTCTACGAGCAAATGTTTGGCGCCGGCAACACGGACCTATCCGGAGCCATGCAAGACATAGGCGCTCGGCCGACGCGACCAGAATTCCAAAGCCTGCTCGGCAGTAACGGTCTTCTGGGCGGAAACCTGAGTGTCGGTAATCCGGCCAACGTCACTCCGGGCCAAGTCTCCGCAGGCAATGTCAAGTACAGCCCCGCCACGCTTGGCACGGCAGGCCAAGCTCTTGTCAACCGGGCGACCGCCCAGGGCCCCTCGCCTTGGCTGACGATGCAGCTTGAAAAGCAAGGACTCGAACAGACCAATGCCCTCAACACGGCCGCTCAAGGCGCGGCTGGCGCTGGTGCAGGTGCCCGCACCCAACTCGCCATGCGCGGTGGCCTGTCAGGGGGTGCTCGCGAGCGCCTGGCTTCCGCTGGCGCACGGGACTTGAACGCCGTGCAGCAGGGCGTTCGGGGCGAGGGCGCCAACATTCGCGCCAACCTTGGCATCGCCGATGAGGCGCAGAAGATGGGCCTGCTCGGCCAAGCTGCCGGCATGGAAA